TGGTTCGCTATGACTCGTATCTGACTGCACCATGCACGTGTGATGTCAGGTTTATGGCCCAAGCCGATGACGGAACAATCCTGTATTTAGATAACGCTTTGATTACCTACGACTGGTTTGACAAAGGTGGCGGTGGTTCCGTTAGTAATCCTATCCCGTTTGAATACGGTGTCCCGAAACAAATGTTGCTGTGGTTTTACGAAAACGGTGGCGGAGCCTGGGTGAAACTGTATTGGATGCTTGACGCAACTTGGGAGATAATTCCAGCGACAGCTTTTAGTACAGTTGAGACATGGACAACTACGACGACGACGAACACTCTGCCGCCTACAACAGAGCCATCTACCACGAGTTCGCCAACATTGTCCAGCACTACGACGACACTGCCCGACCCGCCCACGACGACATCGACTTCACTCCAGCCGACTACGACTCTGCCGAATTCGACGACGACGGTGAACCCGTCACCCTCTACGGTGTCGTCATCTTCAACTTCGGTGCCGGTGGTTCCGCCAACATTGAAGCCTTCACCGACTACGACCCTTATGACGATCCCTACTTCTACCTCTACAATCGTCTCAGAGGCTTCTACAAGCGTTCCTACGGCGATGGAGACGACGACAAGCACCCTGACACCCCAGACTCAGGAGACGACGAATCAGAATGGTAAAACATATACCCGTGAAGTTGGCATCGGCCCCATCAAAATCAAACTGACAGCCACCGAAGCCCAACGTAAAACCGTAGTAGCCGCCGCCATCGTACAAATCACCGCTGTGGCTACAATGTCTGCCACGGGGGTATCCACCACAAGCAGTAGCAGCACATCAAGCAGGAGAAGAAGATGATAGAACGGTTCCTTCGTAGCGTCTTCAAAGCCCCCACCTCCTACATCGTGTTTGACGAAGACAAGTCCCTGCCCAAGTACGCCATCGCCTTACCCGAACTAAGCCGAACAATCATCGGTGTTGAAGCCGGAGAAGAAGCTTTGATGAACACCGAAATTGTCATCGTGTTTGACGCTGAAGAACCAGTCGCATCGACACATCTCATAGGTTTGTTAGGTCACGGACCTCACACCCTGCGTAGGCGTGTCCTGTCGCGTCTGGTGAGGCATCTAGTGGGTGCAGCCTGGACCCTTGCAGGTATGATCATCGTGGTACTCACGTTATCTGGTGCGTTGCAGATTATATCCCTGCTAATCTGCCTGCTATTCTTTGTTGTTGATCTAATGTCTATCTCTCTCAGGAGGCCATAATGCCACGCAAGTACACAGGCAACAGTGACGGGCTTTCACGTACAGGTCTTCGACCAGGCACAAAGAAGTTCATGCAGTTAGCGATGAAGGAATACGGCTTGACCAACCTTGGTGGTTTCGCTAATCGCTCGATGAATAACCCGAAGGCAAAGAAGGGCGACCCTAAGTGGTTGAGCGTTCACGCAAGTGGGCGAGCTTGCGATTTGGGGTACACCAACCGCACAAAAGCAATGGAACTATGGCACTTTATGCTCACGAACAGTGCTGCATTAGGGCTTGAAGAAGCACACGATTATGCGTTTGATGCCGATAAAACCGACGGCAAACTTGGTTGGGGTCGCGGCTATCGTTGCTCCCGTGGCGAAGGCGAAAAGGGCGTAAAGATTTATGACAGCGAAAACAATGCCGGTTCGCAAGGTGGGAAGTGGTTGCATTTTGAACTTTCTCCCGCTATGGCAGACAATCCAAACAAGTTCGCTGCGGTATGGGCTGAACTACAGGCCAAAGAAAAGGCATGATGAGAACCGTGGGTGTACTGATCTGGGTAAGTATCGGTGCAGTTCTCGGTGTCTCTGCTTTTCTATTGATGGCGTGGGGCGAAGCAGTACGCATCAGTAACAAAGACGACCAATGACTGTCGCAGAATGGATCATCACAGTAGGCGCAGTTGTCGCCGCTATTGGTGTCATCCATCGCGCAGTGGTGTATCCAATTTTCAAATGGGGACAACGCATTGAACACGCTGTCAGCCACGTTGAGTTAAACATGAAGAACAACGGCGGTACATCTATGCGTGATGCGATTGACCGCATCGAGAAGCGTCTAACAACAGTCGAGGACTACATCACCAAACCAAAGTAGGTGATAAAGTCGGCAGTCCTATGACACACGCCGACATCGAAATCCTGCTGAAGTATCTAGTGAAAGTAGTGGTGCCACCGGCAGACCACGACGACTTCATCCGAGCTGTTGAACGGTTGGAATCCTTGCTACATAAGGCTAAGAAAGTCGCATAAACCCCGACTAATATCGGGCTATGACCGCACCAAAGAACTGGCTGACCTGCCCTAACTGTGACTACGGATGGGATGTGAACGAAGGCCGTCACTGCCCGCAATGCCGCACAGAAGGAGAATCAGATGGAGAAGACTGAGTACCCCATTGTTCTTGTCAAATGGGCTGATGCTTGTGGCGAAGAACCAGGTTGGTTATCTCTTGACACACTCGAAGATGACGGTGAAGTAATCGTCAACAGTGTCGGTTTTCTTATACCGCAAGACGAACCAGGTTCCAAAAAGGATCACATCACGTTGATGCAATCTTTCCATGATGGCGAAGGAATCCACATTTTCCGTATCCCCGCGGGGATGGTTCGGTCTATGTCTGTCATTCATTTTGAGGACTAAATATTTCTGCTTGACTTTGATACACCCCGCCGATAATGTGACGGTCAATCGTTATACAACAAGGAGGGGCTATGGCTCTACATCGTTATCGGATTGCCAAACCAGAACACGGTGGGCAAGACTGGCTGAACATTCGTTTCCGAGATGAAGAAGGAAACAAGCGTGTGTCGGCATCAGCTGTGGCAGCAATCTACGGGTTGCATCCATTCGTCAAGAAAGACGCATACGCAGCAGAACTATTAGGTGATGTTGCACCTACACCAATTCCACCGAACCCTGCAATGGAACGTGGCAACCGTTTAGAACCATTCGTTCTTGAATGGGCCGCCGACAAGATTGGTGTTCCGTACATCACACCCGAAGAAATGTTCGCCGCTGATTCACCGAACGGTGCGCGGATGGTTTCCACACTCGACGGGTATTACGAAGATGGTGACACCCGAATGATTCTTGAAATCAAAACCACAACGCGCAAATGGGAAGGCAACCTGCCTGACTACTGGCGTATCCAAGGTATCCAACAAGCTATCTGTGCAGACACCAACGAAGTGATGTGGGCTGTGTTTGATCCGTCAATGATTCTGCATTTGCATCGACAGATAATTACACCGGCAGAGATGGCTGAACACATCAGTGCTGTTGAAGCCTGGTTGAACGCTATCGAGTTGGGGATGATGCCAACAGGTGTGAAGTGGTCGTATGAAACTATTGCTACCCGTTACAAGCGAAGCGTGAGCAAGATTCAAGAGTTGCCCACTGAGACATCTGATTTGTTTGACCGTCTTCGCCATGTCCGTAGCGAACTGGCTTCCTATAAAGAGTTGGAAGACCAGTTGAAAGCAGAGATCTGTGACTTGATTGGCGACTGTGATACCGCTACCATCAACGGTACAACAGTTGCTACTTGGAAGGCACAAGAACGCAGCACCTTTGACGCGAAAGCGTTCAAAGAAGCGTACCCCGAACTGCATACACAGTTCACAAAAACATCAACAACACGTAGCTTTCTCTTGAAGGGAGAAAAATAATGGAAAAGAAAACTATTGGACTTGGCGATGTACTCGCCACATACGGTGTGCCTGACCCGCGCATCGTTGGCAAACTACCTAAGGGTGGAATCCAACTTGACTTCGTTGGTCACGCCGACGTAACCAAAATGCTTATCGAGATTGACCCGTGCTGGTCATGGGAACCAGTAGCGTTTGACGCTGACGGACTGCCCGCATACCGCGTCGAGAACGGGCTGGCACATATGGCGGGCTGGCTCACTGTTCACGGTGTACGCCGTCTCGGTATCGGATCAGTAGCACACAACAAACCTGACCTGTTGAAAGAACTCGCATCGGACTTCATTCGTAATGCTGCTATGCGTTTCGGTATTTGTCTGTCGTTGTGGACTAAGCAGGAATGGGATGACATCCCTAGCCACACACCTACACCGGCACCGAAGGCAACCCCGAAGACCACACCAAAGACTGATGGCTTGCTATCTATCGCCCAGGTGAACCAGTTCAAGTCTGCGTGTGAGGCACGTGGCATCAACCCCGACGAGGTAGCGAAGGCTGCTGGTTTGGGTGACTCAGAGAAGTGGACTGAAGGCGACCTTGCCAAGCTTCGTACCGCATACAAGAAGATGTCGGAGGCTATGTAATGGCTAACAAAAGAACAGTTGACCCTGACGCATCAGAGGCTTCGGCACACATCATCGGTATCCGTGTGACACCGAAACAGTTAGAAGAAATTGGTTTGCTTTGTCAGGCCCGTGGCATCAAGCGGTCACAGTTGCTTCGTGATCTTGTTCGACAAGCGATGGAGAAGGAGTTGGAGAAGTGAGGGACTATGTGTACATCGACGACCACGACAATGCGATGACAGAAGTAGCCAACGAACGTGACACCTGGAAAGAGATTGCTGAGGCTTTATACCTTGCTCTTGAATGTGAGAAGGGTCTTCGTTTGGCAGGCATCACAGATGACACCGGATGCCCTAACTGCGCTGGTGTAGTTGAGAAATACTGGAAGGCTGTACACGATGCCGCATGACATCGACTCGTTAGAAGACCGCATCACTTTGCTTCGACATCAACTGAAAGAGATGAAAGCAGAAGTCAAGGAACTGCGCGAGATAATGAACGGCCTTGCCCACGCTGTAGCCCTGCTCAATAAACCCAACAAGGACAAGCAGTGGGTTCAGGAGTATTACCGCCGTTGGGAAAACAAACACAAAGACTGGTGGAATGTCTGATGATCCACGGAAGAAACGGCTATGTGAAATACAAATGCCGGTGTGAGATTTGCCGTAAAGCAAACAGTGACTACAAGAAAAGCCGCCGACCTGTCGCCACATTTCAGTTGCGTCTTGATGGGTCTGTCTTGGTGGAGCGTCTCCGTGCTGATGACCGTTTGAACGCTGTCGGGAAACGCTCTGCTCAACGTTGGGTGCATGAAGGCATTGATGTGTATAACGCTGACCGTATGTGCATCAGACTTGGGTATCACCCCATCGAGATTTGGGGTCAAGACTTTTACGAAGGGTGCCATAGTGAGTAAAGCAAAACAGAAAGGCACTGCTGCTGAGACTGCGGTAGTGAAGTTCCTACGAGAGAACGGTTTCCCCTATGCGGAGCGTCGAGCTTTGCACGGCACCGTGGACAAGGGCGACATCACCGGCTGTGGGCCTATCGTGTTTGAGGTAAAGAACCACAAGACAATAGATTTGGCTGGTTGGATCAAAGAATTAGAAGTGGAAATGGTCAACGCTAAAGCAGACACGGGTGCTGTTATCGCTAAGAAGCGTGGCACTACCGACCCTGGTGAATGGTATGCGGTGTTGCCGACACGGGTTCTTGTTGGGTTATTGAAGCAGGCTGGTTACTAGGTGCAAATCGTCGTAACCCTAGATGAATACGAACTCGCCCACGCAGCAATGGCAGGCTGTCAACGGCGTATCGCATCCATCGCGAAAGAACGGCCACAGTTCTACGGATCAGACGAACGTAAGAACTACTGGCAAATAGACATCATCGGGATGATTGCCGAGTATGCGGTAGCGAAAGCGTTCGATAGGCATTGGCAACCCGCCACCAACAAACGCCTAGCTGACCTACCAGGTGATGTCGCTCACTACCAGATACGTTCAACAGAACATCGAGACGGTCATCTGTTCCTACATCCGAAAGACAAACCTGCCGACTACATCTTGTGCATCGTGAAAGAGAACAAGGTTTTACTGGTTGGCTGGATTGATTTGGCTACCGGTATGAGTGTTGGACAGTTACGAAGTGCTGATACTTATTGGGTTTCGCAGCAGGATTTGAATTCTTTTGCGGATTGGAATGACCCAATCTTTTGGTCTGAGACTGTTCAGGCTAGACTTACCTAATCCGTATAACAGTACCCATGGGAGGACTATGACCCCTACTTGACCTGTCCCCTGTCGAAAGGAAACCAATGCGGAAACTCGCAGTAACCCTCATCATCTTGTCCCTATCCACCCTCACACCAACCACAACACAGGCATACGGCGAAGAACTCGTAATGCCGTGGGCGTTCTACCGCCGCCTCGCACAATGCGAAACTGGTTCCGACGTGAACCACTCCACCCGCACCTACACAGGAATGTTCGGCATAGCCCGTGGCACCTGGCAACGCTGGTCCAACACCTCATCCGCTAAAGGACTGAACTCACTACAACAAGCTCGCGTCGTTGACAACATCGCCTGGGAAGGACACTGGCAAGGAACCAAATACAAATGGCCTGTCGGTCCGTGGGGATGGGGTGCCATCAAAGCGAACTGCAACGGGTTGAAAGACTTGATTTGCAAGTCTCGACACCCTAAGGTACAACGCTGGAAGTACCGTTGCTGACGGTTTATTAGAAAGAAGTGGTATTATGAAAGCAGAAATCCTTGTTGGCGATGTTCGTTCTCGCCTAGCAGAAATACCTGACAAGTCGGTGCAGTGTGTCGTAACTAGCCCGCCGTATTGGGGTTTGCGTGACTATGGCACAGCATCGTGGATTGGTGGTGATGAAAATTGCGATCATCGAGTTGGTCGCTTTGAACACAAAGTAAGCGAAAAACAATTAAGTAATTCTGCTTCTGCTGGCCATCAAGCGCATGATGTTTGCCCTAAATGTGGAGCAGAAAGAGAAGATTCACAGATTGGTTTGGAACAAACCCCACAGGAATACATTGCTGAAATGGTGTCCGTATTCCGTGAAGTGTGGCGCGTGTTGTCTGACGATGGGGTGCTATGGCTAAACCTTGGTGATAGTTACGCATCTTTTAGAGACGGGAAAGCAATACCCGATACTGCCCGTGGCGAAAATAAAGGAACACTGGTACCCAAAGGTTCTGCTGCAAACAGAATGGCAGGTTCTTTTGCCACAACCAACATCAAACATAAAGACCTAGTTGGTATCCCTTGGCGTGTCGCGTTTGCATTACAAGACGACGGTTGGTATCTACGCCAAGACATTATTTGGGCGAAACCAAACCCAATGCCAGAATCAGTACGGGACCGTTGCACCAAATCACACGAATACATTTTTATGCTGACCAAATCAAGCCGGTACTTTTTTGATAACGAAGCAATCAAAGAACCATCGGCAAATCTTGGATCAACAAAAATCAAATTTGGTGGAAGCAAATACGGCGAGAGTGACGACCCTAAACACGCCACAAAATCAGGAAACGAATACACCGATAGCGGAAAAAGAAATAAACGTGACGTTTGGTTTATCCCCACCAAACCATTCAAGGGCGCACACTTTGCTGTCATGCCAGAAGCAATCGTCGAGCCATGCGTACTAGCGTCAAGCCGAACAGGAGACACCGTTCTAGACCCGTTCACGGGTTCAGGAACTGTAGCTGTCGTGGCACTACGCCATGGCCGTAACTATGTCGGCACAGAACTCAACCCTGAATACGCAGAAATAGCAATAAACCGTATAACAGAAGCAGTTGGGGGGCTAATCAACGATGTTGTGTTATCGTAAAACACAGGCGGGGCTGACCAAGGGCGGCGTATGGAAACGTTTCTATACAAAATCACAACCCGATTCTGGGCAAGAGTCAACATCGGCAACCCCGAAGACTGTTGGGAATGGCAAGGATCACTCAGAGGAGACGGCTACGGACAGTTCTACGCCCAAGGCAAACACCGTTCAGTCCACCGCTTCTCGCACTACATCTCCACATACGAGACACCGCCAGTGGTACGCCACAAATGCGACAACCGCCGATGCTGCAACCCACACCACCTTGAAGGCGGAACCCAAACCGACAACATGAAAGATGTTGTTGACAGAGGCCGCCACTATTATGCAAACAGAACCCACTGCCCACACGGACATGAATACACAGAAGAAAACACATACAGAAGACCGAACAACGGGCGTGAATGTCGCACGTGCAGGAAAGAACGAAAACACCGTTTGGTCTTGTAATCGTTGCGACATTAGAGTAACCTTGTTCGTAGCGGTCATACACCCGCCGACACACAGTTGTCACAAAAAAGCTGGAAGAATACTTCCACTACAGAAAGAGGGGGAACCCAATGAGTAACCACATCACCGTATCCGGAAAGGTCGGACAAGATCCTGAACTGCGATACACCCCAAGCGGGATGGCAGTTCTGACATTCTCGATTGCTGACACATACGGCAAAGATGAGAAGAAGAAAACAACATGGCACAACATCACCGTGTTCAACAAGCTTGCAGAACACACCGCGAACAGCATCGCTAAAGGATCAACTGTCATTGTTGTTGGTCGTTACGAACAGGAAGAATTCACCAAGAAAGACGGCACCAAAGGTAAGTCAGTCAAGTTGATTGCTGACGAAGTTGGTATGTCTTGCCGTTGGAATTCGTGGGTTGCTGACCAAACCGAAAAGGTAATGGCACAAGTTGGTCAGGTGTTCCCTGGCGCACGTCAAATTCAGGCAGACGAAGACCCGTTCTGATGCGTGTCCTTTCACTGTTTTCGGGGGTCGGTGGATTCGACATGGGGTTGGAAGCAGCAGGTATGACCACTGTTTTCCAATGCGAAATCGACAAACACGCTCGCTCCGTACTTGACTATCACTGGCCTGATGTACCGAAATGGGATGATGTTTCCACCCTCACAGGGGCGCACATCCTTGAAGTCACAGGTGGTGTTGATGTTGTTGCGTGGGGTTCACCCTGCCAAGACCTATCGCTTGCTGGCAAAAGAGCTGGTTTATCCGGTGAACGCTCAGGGTTGTTTCACCAAGGAATCCGTATCATCAAAGAATTGAGGGAGTTATCTAATGGAACATCACCAACCTGGTCTGTTTGGGAAAATGTCGTCGGGGCCTTATCATCCAACGGAGGTGCCGACTTCGGGGAAGTCCTCCACGAAATGGATGAAGCAGGGGCGTGTTTCTCGGAGTGGACCGTGCTGGATGCACAATACTTTGGAGTACCCCAACGACGACGGCGCGTGTTCGTCACGTCTTGTTTCGATTCTGCAACAAGCGAACGATGTGGATCGCCGTTATTTCCTGTCTGCGAAAGCGTGTCAGGGGATTCTGCGAAGGGCGGCAAGAAGAAACAAGGAGTTGCCAGAGAGACTGCGGATTGCGTTGGAGCAGGTGGCGAACGAAACACATTCGTGAAGTCTCGACGGGCGCAATCCGTGAATGACCACGAAACCTGGGTGGAATCTGATGTCACCCCAACACTGAATGTGTTTGATGTTGGCGATGTTCGTGCAACCACAGCAATAGTTGAACCTGTGGCGTATTCGATTCGTGAAGACGCAACAGCCAACAACTTCTCCGCTACAGAAATAGAAACGGCACGGGCGTTACAAGCTTTGCAACCATCAGTGCAGTCGCATCATGCACAAACATTTATTACGCAACCAATCCTGTTGGATGGTCGCCGTGTTGATGATGTACGGGTGTATAGCGAACCTGTCCAAACGTTGCAGGAACGGATGGGTACCGGCGGAAACAATGTCCCTGTCGTAGCACAAG